CGCCCCGTCGAACTACTACTGGTACATCGGCGCCCGCGCAGTGCTTGTGCCGTAATGGAGGTTTCCTATGTTTTATGTTTTTTCGATTTTAGTAACTGCTGTTAATTGGACAGATTACATATTAACCCAAAAATTACTGTCTTTAAGCGGTTATCAGGAGTCAAATCCAATCCTAAGAAAGTTAAATATGTTCTGGGTTAAGCTGGTTATAAACATTTTTTTAATTGTAATAACCTACTTAACCCATTGGCTTTTTCTTGTTATTCCTACAATTATTTTACTTTTTGCTTGTGTCTGGAATGGGGTATTGTTATACAAACACTATAGGAGGTAAAAATGGCTTTTATCATCAAAGATTATAAGAAAAAGCAAATTAATCAGAGGTTTATTGATGACGTTGGCCAGAGGATGTCTGACATACGAAGTCATTACGATGCGATTGTAGAAAAGTCCAGACAGCAAAAAAAGGAATTTGAGGAACGGTTAAAGGAAAGCGGTTTACATGGTGTTAAGAGTTTTGAGGTAAAAAGTCCTGAAGAATTTTCTGGGATAGAAGCCACAATGAATATGCTTGGAGACCATAAGGAAGCCAGTCATAAGGTTAATGATTTGTTGAAAAATGTTAAACCACTAACAGCTATAGATTTAGAGGGTAACATTAAGAAGGTGTGATATGCCATTACCACACAGTTTTGCTTCTCTTAATTTAACTGCATACTCTAAAGATAGCCAGGGTAATTATCTTATCCCTGCTTCTGCTCTTGATGATAACTTCACTTATCTATTATCTCGTACATGGGTAAGTAATAGTGCTCCTACTGATACCGACAAATACTGTTTTTGGTTAGATACTTCTGCTACTCCTAATGTACTGAAAATCTGGAATGGCACTGGATGGACGGCAGTATCTACGGCTTTAACTGTCAGGAAGAATTCTGGTTCTAATATTGGCAGTAGACCAAGGATAAATTTCATCGAAGGAAATTTTATAACATTTACCATTTCCGATGATGCCGTTGATAATGAAATAGACATTACTTGCACTGCTTCAGCTTATCCTAACTTTGTTTCATTTTCTACACCTGTCTTTGGTGATGGTTCGTTAGGTAATGTTACTATCTCTTCTAATACCACCTTATCTGCTGGAACGAATGGGATAAAAGTCCTTCAGTATAACAATCTCACTGTAAATTCCGGTGTTTATCTTGAAGGCAATTCTGCTGATAAGGTATTGGTTATTCTCGTAAAGGATACATTAACGATAAATGGCACGATAAGAATGGACGGTCGTGGCGGTGCTGGCGGTGCTGGCGGTGATGTCGCTTACGGCGGTGGTGCTGGTGCCTTTGGCGGCGGTGGTGGTGGAGGAACTGGTGCAGGTGACAGAGGTGGCGGAGGTGGCGGAGGAGGCACTGCTGGTTCCGATAGTTATTTTGGTGGTGGTGGTGGCGGTGGGGCTCCTCCATATTGGAATACAGGTGGATGGTCTAAAGGTAAAGGCGGAGATGGTTATACTAATGCTGGTGGAAGTGGCTATAATTACATGGACAATTTGTTAATTCCTATTCATTTTGAGATAGCAAGATATTTGTATGGTGGTGGAGGAGGAGGAGGTCGTAGCTATGGTGCTAATGGCGGTAATGGTGGAGGAGTTATTTGGATTGAAGCAAGAAATATAGTTTGGGGCTCAAGTGGTTTGATTTCATGTAATGGTACGAACGGCGCTGGTGGTAGTGGTGGAGGTGGAGGTGGTGCTGGAGGATTTATTCAAGCAGTTTATGAAAGCAAGACGGGCACTGCCAATCTTCGAGTTAATGGTGGTGCTGGCGGCGCTAGTTCTGTTGGAAGAAATGGCGGCAATGGTGCCAATGGCTTAGCTGTAGAATTTAAAATTATTCCATAGGGGATAAATGGCTAAGAAGAAGAAAGAAAATGAAAAAGTAAGGAAAATATCTTATTCAGACCAGGAATTGAGTCAGATTAAGAATGATTGCCTTTCCGGTCTTGAAGAGAGAAGAGCGCTTTATGATAGCTATGGTGAGAAAGTATTAAGGAACAATTTAAAAAATCCTCTCTTTAAGCATCTTGAGGATATTACTTCTCTTATCTATTTTCCTGATAACATAATTTTTGATATTATCCCGCAGATAGAAAAAGATAAAATTACGAAAGATAAGACTACCCTTTTAGAAAAACTAAAAACAGAAATATACGAAGATTTTATTTCTGCTGCGCTTGATATTCATCTTTACGATATTTTCTTCTGGGCTCTTGCCTATGGTTCTTACTTCTGTAAATTCTTTATAACCGCAAATAATGAGATAAAAATAAAGAAAGTATCGCCATATGATATATGTGTTCTCTATGAGGATTATCAATCACTTGATAAAAATCAGGTAATTCTTCATGTGACAAGGATACCTAAGCATATAGCAATGCAGAGGTATGGTGCAGATGCTCTTATTGAAATGCCAGAAGTATCGGCTCCTATTAGGCCTGAGTCAAGGTTTATGTCATTAGTTTATTCTCAAACAAAAGGGAAAGTACCTGCTCAGGATGATTTATGGGCTATAGATAGAGATTTGCCGCCGATACCAAAAGCGGCAGGTAGGTACGTTGAGCTATATGAAATGTGGCTGTGGGATGAAGCAATTGATGATTACTTGATGGTACAGTTTATTGGGAATAAAATTATTAAATCTAATAATCCGTTTATTCCGAAAGAACAGCCTATTATTGGCTTTATAGCTAATCCATTAGAGAATTACTTCTTTGGTCTTTCTGAAATCCATTTTCTCTATCCTATTCAGGATAGGCTAAAGGACCAGATAGAAAAAATCAATTTTAATGAAAAAATGCTTAGTGAACCCCCAATGCTTGTAAGTGGTTTAACAGGCTCAATTGAGGCTCAAGAGATAAGAGAGAAACTAAATAAGCCCAGAGAAGTAATAGAGATTATTGACCCTACGGCGAAGATAGATTTCTATATTCCTAAGATAACAATGGATGTGCTTTATAAATCCCTGGAATACTGGGAGAATTCATTTAAGGAAATGAGTGGTATAATGGGTATATTAGGAGGGCGTCCTATGCCTAATGTCAGGTCAGGTTCATACGCTTCTATTCTTGCCCAGTTTGCTTCGGCTCCGTTAAAGAAAAAGGCATTAAGAGCGGAGTACTTCATCGAAACTATGATGACTCTGTTTGCATCTATCAAAACTAAGATATTTGAAAAATATGCTTTGATTTCAGGATTGCCATTTAGGGTAGATGTTTATGCGCATACTTCATCTCCGATTGTAGCAACGTATTATCAAGACATGCTAATAGGTTTGGCGGAAGCTGGTCTTATACCAGCAGAGATTTTAATTGATGTATTGTCATTGCCGAAAAAAGATGATATAAAAGAGTATCTAAAACTTAAGAAGTTAGCAGGGTTGCAAAATGCGGCCGAGAAGAGCAAGGAAGAAACCGAAATGGCGTAGGAGATGGGTATCATCTGTGAAGAGAATAAAAAGCAGGTCAAGGGGACGTGAGCGTTAACTTTTATCAAAAAATAAAGGAGATTAAAAAATGGCACGGAAAAAGAGAGCAGCGCGACGGACGCGCAAAGCCAAGAGGGCTTAACTAAAGGAATTAGTTAACGTACATGACCTTTGACCTGCTTAATTAAAAAGAAAGGAGAATAACTATGGCCGAGTTTGGAAGATATGTAATGTTTTCACCTAAATCAGTAAGTGGTGCTTATACCATGAGCAAGGATGATAATTGTATTCTACATACTGCTGGAGGTAGCAATGCGGCAGTGACCTTGCCTAAAGCTTCTACTGTGAGAGGTAAGGTAGTTTATATTCAGAAGGTAGATAGCGGAGCAGGATATACAGTAGTTACTGCTGCGTCTGGAGATACCATTGAGGGAGCTTCTACGGTTAACATTACTGCCCAGTATGGCAAGAAGCTGCTTATATCGAATGGCTCTTCGTGGTCAACTATTGTATAGGAGGTAGAAAATGCCTGATATATTGGAACAATTAGGAGTAAATGTACCGCCTCCTCCGGTAGGTGGGTTGGGAGCACAGCCGGGTAAGCCTCCTATGGCAGAGATGTCTGCTCCTGCTGATTTAGGAGGTATAAGAAGTTTAGCGGATACTTTAATAGTCGGTGCATTGGAATTACTTACCCAGGCTTTGTCTTTAGAAGGCAGTGCTTCGGATAGAGGTGATACGATTATTAGAGCAATTGGTTCACTGAGGAAGATTGTACCGCCAGAGAAGGTAAAAGAGGCACAGGCTAACATTGCCCAGTTTCTTGGTGGGATAGCGCAGGGGTCACAAGGAATGCCTCCTGTAGGAGGTCCAGCAGGAACACCTGGTGCGCCGCCGGCTGGTATGCCTCCGGGAGCTTCACCTGGAATACCTGGGGTGTAATGGATTATGGTTCTATGCCGCAACCTTTTAGTGTGAAAAGGAGAGAAAAATGGATTATCACTTCCTTGGTGGTATCGTTGTAGCGGTCATAGGATTTGTAACAGGTCATCTTATCCTTTATGGGATAAAGGGAAATAAGAAGGTGGGAGAAGAAGCCTTTGCTATTTTTGTTGAAGAAACGAGAAGAAACTTCCAAAGAATTGATGAAAGGCTTACTTCTATTGAAGAAGCAATAAGGAAGATGGAATAATGCCTGAACCACAGAGGAAACAGGGTGAGCCAGAAGATAGTTATCGTAGCCGTTTGATAAGGCATTATATCAATCGTGGTTATCCACGAGACCAAGCGGCTGCTATTGCGTATAGTAGGACGCGTAAAAAGAGAAGGAGCAGAAGAGGGGCGAGGAGGTAATATGATTCCTCTATTAGGAGCTTTACTTGGATTTTTAAGTAGTATCGCGCCGACATTGCTTAAACTATACCAGGATAAGCAGGATAAGCAACATGAGCTAAAGTTACTTGAACTGCAGATGCAGGCGCAGGCACAGCTTCATACAGCGAAGATGGAGGAAATTGGTGCGCAGGCAGATATTGAAGAGAGTAAAGCCCTTTATGAATTTGCTAAACCTGAAAATTCCGGATGGCTTCCTGCTGATGTTATTATTGCTTTAGCTACTTCTCTTGTGAGACCTATAATTACGTATTCGTTTTTTGCCCTCTATGCGTGGGTAAAAGTGGTTATGATAATTGATAAAGCCCAGATATGGACGGATTTTGATGCGGCGATATTCTCAACAGTAATTGCTTTTTGGTTTGGTGCAAGGTCAGCGCAGAAGGCTTTTAATAAATGGCAATAAGACATGTTACAGAACTTGGTATTGAGATGATAAAAATGTTTGAAGGTTACAGAGGAAAACCTTATTATTGTCCTGCCGGTTATTTAACTATCGGTTATGGGCATGTAATAAACGAAACTGAGAAAGATACATTAACCTATGTAAATGAAGAAGAAGCAGAGGAGTTATTAAAAAGAGATTTAATCAAGTATGAGAAAACTGTGTTGAGATTGATTAATGTTCCTCTTACGGATGGTATGTTTGACAGTCTTGTTAGCTTTACATTTAACTTAGGTGGTGGAGCTTTACAGAGGAGTACATTGAGACAGAAGCTAAATCGTGAGGAATATCAGAATGCTGCAGATGAATTCCCAAAATGGTGCTTGATAAATGGTGGAAAAAAGAGTATAGGATTATTAAGAAGGAGATTGATAGAACGGGATGTATTCCTTTATGGAAATTATCCTGTTCTAAAAATTAATTAGAAAGGAGGAAGTAAAATGCTAAAGACAACCAAAGCAAAAGAACAGGTGAATGTGGATTTAGAGCGAGACAAGAATTTTTTGGTTGACCTTGACCAGAACCCGACTATTGGCTTCAATAAAAATGTAGTAGGCGTTTTGGCCAAGAAACAAACAAAAAAAAGAGGAAGGTGATTTAAATGGAACTCGATTTTGATGAACTCCAGAATGAGTACAATAAGTTAAGGGCAGAGTATGAGGCTTTATTAAAGCAGAAGCAGGAATATGATGAAGTGATAAAAAGGGCTTATGCTGACCCTGAACTGCGTGACCCGTTGAAGAAGATAGTGAAGAAGACAGCGAACATAGAAATTGAAGATCCGCCTCATGAGAAGTATGTGAAAGATGAGATTAGTAAACTTGAAGTAAAGTTAGAAGAGATGAGAGCAGAGAAGGAGAAGGAAGCAAGAGCCCAGTATGCAAAACAGCTTGAGAATGTTCTTACTCAGTATGACATTACTGGAGATGAAATTCCTAAGTTTAGGGATTTTGTCTCTAAGACAGGGTTAATTCCTACGACCCCTGAAGGATGGGAAATTGCTGCTAAGAATTATAGGCGGTCGTTGGTAGCAGAGCCTCGACTCGGTATTACGAAGAAATTTAAGGACACTGTTGCACCAGAGGATTATTTGAAAAATCCTTCAGCAGCATTTGAGAGAGATTTCTTGAATGCTATGCAGCAGAGAGCAAGGTAAGAGTGGTTATAAAAAAATGAATTTAGAAAAAATAAAAAGAATAGGAGGTAATTAAAAATGACAGCGCCTTTCATGAATTATGGTATTCCGACAGGGATTTATCCTCCCAGTGTGGAAACCGGAGCAAATGACCTTTTAAATTCTCTTTCGAGAGCTATTCCCAGCTATGTAGTTGGGCAGAACTTAGGTAAGCTTTCTCCTCTTATGAGGAAGCTATTGGCTAATGCGGAAATTAAACCAATGAGTTTTCCGTTTATAAGCCAGCCGGTTGCTGGTTCTCCTGTGAGCCATGCACAGTATGTTACTTATGACGGTTCTTTTAGTATGCCCGCTTCTCTTGATATTGATTTGACTAAGATGCCGACATTCTATGCTAATATGATTTTGGATACTCTTTATGTGACTGATATTGAAGCGAAGGCATTTGAGGCAGGAAATCCGTATATGCTGTTTAACAACCTGAAGACGAGGGCATCGTTAGTATGGATAGGCTTGATGGACACGTTGACAAGCAACATAACTGGAACGAGAGTCAGTGGTGGATCTGAAGATACTGATAAATTCTATGGGATACAGGATATTATTGACGACGGAACGACAAACCCGAATTTTGGTAATCTTAGCAGGAGCACGTATACTTGGTGGAATGCTAAGGTTTACCATGCCACGTCTCTATGGAATGATAGTCCTTCAGCTTATGTTTATGTTATGAGAGCTTTGGCTAAGTACCAGAACGAATGTTCGACTATGGGCATGCCGGACTGTGCATTCACAAGCTATGCTGTGTGGCAGAAACTGGCTGAGAGCTTCACCACCATAGAGCGTTATGTTGTGGCAGATACTGCTAAGTTAGAAGATACGAGGCAGTATGAAGTTACGGGAGTAGTTGTGCAGGGCGTTCCGATTTTCCCTGACCCGTATATTACTGGCACGACTATTTATTTCGTGAACTTTAGTCATGTTCGCATTGACTTCGTGGATGGTTATGTATCTACAGTTACACCGTGGTACAATATGACCATTGTTGGACGGTTGGCTTACTTGGCGCTTATTCTTATAGGTGGGCAGCTTTGGAGCGATGCACCTATTGCTAACTTTAAGCTGACGAATATGCCAACTGTTTCTAATGTGTAATGACATAACCTAACGGAGGAGGTCATATGTTACTGGCATTGAACACGTCGGATAGAGACCTTAAGGTCTCTTACATGGGGAAGGATTACACTTTGCCTGTCAAGAAACCTGTAAACATTCCTGAAGGGGCAGCACAGATTTATTTTGGCTATGAAATTAATGTTGATGAAGAAATAGCAAATATGTGCATTGCCCGGTTAAAGGCACGTAATTTAGAGCTTTATCACTTACCTGATAAGGACGTATGGGACAATTATATTATAAAGGTAAAGTTTAACGTTGATGCGGTAAAAGTGTAATTCTCCCCTTGAGGGAGTACAGACAATGACGGGAAGGGACTATATTAACTATGCGAAGAAGGCGTTTTATCCTGTCGAGACATACGTAACTGATGCTGATTTGTCTGTATTTTTGAATGTTGCCAGACAGAAGGTAATTAAGTATGCCAAGATAGGATACAAGGAAACTGTTTTATCTTTGCTTGGACAGACGCCAAGCTATACACTTTCAGAGAATTTGCTGGAAGTATATAGTGCCATTTTGCAATGGGATAGCACTATAAGGTATAGCTTAAATCCCATTCCTTTGGGAAGGTATGCGTTATCAACGAGTACCTTTTTTGCTCCTCCATGGAAATATACATTCTTGCCACCGAATAAGGTTTACTTCTATCCTTGTCCTGATAGAAGCTATGACGTTTATCTCTATGGAGTACCGTTCCCATTGAAGACTTATGACTTAAATAACTTAGGAGAAGAGGATACAGATATTACGACAACTAATTATTTAGAACCCGTGGCTATTTTAATTGCTTCTCAGATAGCACGGTTTGACCAGAACTATGAATTGGCTGATTATTTTGAGAAGCTATTTATTGAGAGCATGAGAGTGGCTAAGGTTTGATGGATATATGGCAAAGAAAAAAGGTAGCCTTAAGACATCTAAGACCATTTCTAAGGAGTTTGAGATTTCTATTGCTCCATGGGATGGTATGGTCACTTCTCAAGACCCTTTTTCAATCCCGGAGAATTCATCTCTGTGGATTGAAGGTTTGCCTAAATTAACGGGTGCTATTGAGAGCGTACCTAAACCGTCAACGAAATATACCCATTCAGCTACTATTCTTGATTATTTTTCTTTTCAGTTATCAGATACATACCATTGTTTTCTTGATGGGGCAAAGCTTTATTTCTTAAATAAAACATTTGTCCCAATTGCTAATTACTCAACAACTGCCTCCAATTGCGATTATGGATTACAGGGTAGTTCTGCTGTTTGGGTAGTAACAAGGGATTTTCTAATAACCTTTGATGGCTCTACTATTTACAATTTGTCCGGACGGAATGTGTTTGGTGATGCTATTTGCTACTGGAAGGGGCGGATTTTTATCGGCAAAGACCGCACAATTACTTTTACTGTACCAGACCCGGATTATACTAATGTTAATAACCCTTTTGATACCAGTGGCGGTGCTGGCTTTATTACGATTAATATCGGAAGTTTTAGCCAAATAAGGGCGCTTATACCGAAGGAAGACAGCATTTATATCTTCACTGATAATAACATTCTTGCCTTATTAGGTACGACTATTTCTAATGACCCAACACAATGGTACTTAACAGAGATAGTTTCCGGTCATGGTCTGACCGGTATTAGGAAGCTAATAAAATATGAGCATACGATATTTTACCATAGCAACCTTGGTGTGATGAGTATTGTAGCAACAGTACCGGAGAAAATAGATGATACGATAACAAATCTTACAAATAGTATTTCAGGAATAGCTGTCTTCATCTATAACGGTATACCATACGTTGCTGTGTTAGCACAATCCTATATAAATCCATCAAATAACGTAATTTATTGTTATAACTTACTATTTAGCAAATGGTATGCTTTACCTACGGATATAGAACATATATCAACATGCCAGAATAATACTTATGGAGCAAAAGGTACTGATATAATTAAGTTATTTGATGCAAATACTTATTATCCCGTGAAGATTAAAACGAAGACATATTTTAATCTTGAGCAGCTTTATTACAATCTACGGACTATTTATCTTTATGGGAGAGGGAATAATCTTATTGATTGTGCTGTCTATGATGAGACATCGAAACAGACCCGTTTTAGTTATCCGCAGATGGGGCTTGTTTCAAATAGTTTTCTTTTTTATAATTCTTATGGGTCTTTCTTATTCTATAAGACAGAAGGTACATTCTTATTTGCCCAGACACCTGGATTTTTCTTAAACACGTACAAGAATTATTCCTCTGGATATACTGGATTAAGGATGAAACAGTTTTATCTTACTTTGGAGTCACAGGATAATGGGGTATATACTGAGTTTATTAGTGTTAAGATAAAGGGCACTATAGGAGCGAGGTATGTATAATGCCATTTAGAATACCCATGATATTGTCTGAAAATAGTATAGATGATATTAAGAATTATAACCAGATACATGCGCAGGATCATCAGGATATAGCCGGCTGGTTAAATTCTTTAGCTAATGCTTATGGTCTGTCTGTTACCTGCACTTATTATTCTTTGCCTATATTTGACCCTAAGGATAAGAATTCGATGGCTTTATTTTTCGATACAAATTGGAAACAACATATGGTTTTTTACGATTTAATGAACCTGATTGGAAATAAACTGACTCTTCCGGTATTTACATTTCCAAGGAATTATCCTTCCGGAAATTGGGATATGGACATTGAAAGCTTTGTTTTGCATGAATACTCAATTCATGCTACCATGTGGCGAGCAATTGAAATCCTAAAAGGAGGATAAGTAATATGCTTATATCCCACTTATTTGAATATATTAGGCATTTCACAAAGGATAGTAAGGTAAGTGTACCAAGTCTTATGATGCCATTTTATGCTTTTTGCTGGGAAGTAGGCAATTATATCTTCTTATCCGAAGGCAATAATATAAGCATATGTGTTTACGGTTTTTGCAATTCTGATGATGCTGAAAAAATAATGAGCTTGCCATATGAAGATGCAGTAAGGGAATACTATCTTGTCTTATTGAGGAAGCAAATACGTGGAGAGGTGGTTATTCCTGATATAGTATGTGGAAACATTGTAAATGCAGTAAGAAGTAAAAACTTTGCGGTAGGTAAATGGAAAGAGCTTGGGGCTAAAAAAGTTCTTTACCATAAGGCAAAAATGAATAAATTTTATCAAATATCTATTTAAAGGAGGTAGTAATATGGGAGCACCAGAAATAATGGCAGCAGCGGCTTTAGGCAGCCTTGGATTAACTGCTTATCAAGTTCTTGCGGCACCAAAGATTGATATTCCTGTTGTGCGAATTCCGCAGGAAGATTTGAATAGGATTAATGCCGCAATAGAAGCTAACAAGGCTTTATCTGACCAAGCAAGGGGGACCATACAGCAGGCAATTGCATACTACAATGAGGGTAAGCTTATGCCCGCTTATCAGGCTCAGCTTGATGAATGGTGGAAAAATGCGTCTAAATCATTATCACAAAGATTAGCAGCAGCTGGATTACAGAATTCATCTATTGCCCAAGAAGCATACAACGAGCTAAGCGCTAAATATGCAAGCCTTGCTGGTGACATGCTAAGAACCCAGTTACGTGATGCGTTATCTCTATCTGGAGTAGAGCAGTCATATATAAGCGATTTACTTGCTAAGGCTCAGTTAGAAACCGGTGCACAGCAAGCATATGCGCAATCATATGCGACGGCAATGCCGGCTGCCACGACAGCACAAGCACAAAGAGGAGTTGGAGCAGGTTTACTTACTCAATCTGTTCTTAGTTTACCTGGTACTCTTGAGAAATTAGGCATTTACACTACGACACCACAGACAACGGCTACACCAAGGTATATCACGGGTATAGACTCTTCTAAGTATTCCATGTTCGGTGAAATTTAAGCAAAGGAGGTATGATATGGGTTTTAGACGAAGACGGTATGAGGCACCGGAAATACCTATTTATTATCGGCAGTTACAGGAATTTCAGAAGACTCCTTCTGTAGATATATCTCCGTTTATTCAATTTCTGGAGCAGAAGAAGCAGTCTCAGATAGAGCAGTTAACTACGGAAAGGGTAGGACGTTTACGAGATGCTATTATGTCTGCGATAGGTTCGTTATCTTATAATCCATATGAGAAGCGTTTAACTCAATCTATTTATCAAACAGTATCAAGGCCTTATGAGACGATGAAAACTCCTTATACTGAAGCAGCGAGTAAGATGGCACCTTCTCTAAAAACAGCAGGAGCGTATATAGCATATCCACAGGCTCCTTATGCGGCAATTTATAAACCTACATATGAGAGCGCATTTGAAACGACAAGACAATTTTTAACTTCAACGAAAGAAGCGCTAACAAATCTTGGATTTACGCCGGAAGAGGCTTATTCGGCTATGTCGCCATATATATCAGCTATTAAGGAAGGGTTACAATCTTCTATTCTAATGGGAGGGAAAATTAGCCCTGAATATGAGACGTTTGTACAAGAATGGGGTTTAATATAGGAGGCTTATATGGATTATAAACAGCCGGAAAAACCGAATACATTTTTCCAAATAGGTAAAAGTATAGCAGATGCCTTATCCCAGGCTGGTGCAAGTGTAGGACCTGCTGTAGGAGGATTTATCAGTAGTGTCCCTGGGGCAGTATGGGGACCTGTGAGAGGTATTCCTAAAATGGTGGAAGGAACGCTTGGAAGCCTATGGACTGCTACGACACAATTACCTTCAAGTGCTATTAAAATTATGAATGAATTAAATCGATTAGGCCCTACGGTAGAGCAAACATTGGCTGAGATGAAAAGGAGAGGTGGAGATATAATTAAGAGCGAAACTCTACCGGTTAGTAAAGAAAAAGAGACGGAGATAAAGCAAGGCAAGGCATTGGAAAAAAGATTGGGTCTTATTACTAAAAAGCCGGGAGAACCAACAACACTTGAAGGAGAGGCAAAACCTGAATTCGCAGAATTGGAGAAATTCTTAAAAGAAGCTGAGGGTCCTTTAAAAGTAATTACCAATACTGCGGCTACGCAAATTGAGGAATCACTAAAAAAGGAAGACCAGATAATAAAGGATTATGAACAACAAGTACGTAAGCACAATGAAAATCTTGATACTATCATGACACAATTGTCTAAGGAATTAGAGTCGCCAGTACCTAAGCCACCTACTAAAGAAGATTTGACCATACCAAAAGAACCTTTACTTGGCTTAGTAAAAGCTTTATCTCCTATTGTGATTGGTCTTATTGCGATGTTACGACCAGGCCAATATGGTGAGAACCTGTACTTCTTTAATTATATGTACCAAGCTGTTCTTGCTGATGATAATAGAAAATTCCAGGAAGGGCTTGAGAAATGGCAAAGGGAAATGCAGGTTGGTCTTGAGGAAAAGAAAAATAGGATACAATCACTTAAACTTTTGATAGAACGAGAACAGCTAAAAGGAGAGACAGATAGAACCCTTACTGATTTACAATTGAGAGCTATTGATAATGAGCTAAAGAGATATGAAAACCAATACAGAACTGCTGAGAAAGCGCTTGGGAAAATTCAAGATAGCATAGTTAAGCTTGCAGAGGCAATGAACAAAAGAGAAGAACTTAAGCTTAAAGCCGCAAATGTTGTGAGCATGATAAGGGAGAGAGAAGCAAGAATTAGACATTTAAGTCAGGGTAAAACATCAAAGAAATCTTCTGAAGAAGAAATAGAAGAAATCTTAGGTAGGAAATTGAGGCCGGATGAACGCATAGGCTTAAAAGGGAAAGATACGAGAAATGAAGTTATAAGGAAATTAATGGATGAAATTGAAAAGAAACAAGGTGGGGCGACAGTAACGAAAGGAACAAAAACTGGTACGGAAGAGGGAGAATGGTATTTTTAACAAAAAAAAGGAAGATTAACCTATGCCGAAAGTACCTTATATAACACCAGAAGAAAAACTTATTATAGAAGATGGTATTAACTCTGGTAGGCAGGCGGTTGATATTCTGAAAGATGTATATAGCAAAACTAAGAAGCCTGAAATTAGGAAAGCTATTGAAAACGACCTTAAGAGAGGAACTCATCCTGTTGAATTAGTTGATAAAATTAGAGCGACACCTGTTAAAACAGAAGGAATTGGTGAAGCATTAAGTTATAGAATAAAAAGAGTACCCCAGATTGGAGCGAGTCAATTACGTGAATTTGGACATTCACTTAAGGAAGCAAGACATGCGCCTCTTTATGAGCCATGGAAACATTTATTAGCAGTATTAAAAGGAATTGATGTTGTCGCTTCTCCTATCACTGCTCCAATAAGGTCATTTGTTGGTGAGCCCATAGGTGAGAAACTAACAGGAAAACTTCCTAAATGGGCAGTTGAACTTGCTGTACAAGCGCCTGAATTTGTTGCTATTCCGGCAGCTGCAAAGGTTGCAGGTGCAGCATTAAAGGGCTCCAAGTTATTAAAATCATATAAGGCCGCGGAAGAAGCATTAGAGCCATCTTATGGGCTGCATAAAGCATTAGCGACAATTCCTCTTGAGGAAGAAGCTTGGACAGGTGTTATTAAGAAAGTTGGAGCAGCAAAAGAATTGCCGGTTGGAACACAGAAAATGTGGCGGAGTGAATTTACAAAAGATGTTAGGAAGTTACTTTCAGATTTAAAAACTTCATTAGTTAAAGGCGATATTGATAAGGCATTAAAGAAGTCTGGAGCATTGGTTGATGAATTACAGAAGATTATTTCACGTAATCCTGAGCTTGCTGGTAAAATACCGGTTTTTACCAAAAAAGAAATGGAAGGATTAATTCAAACTATTATTGCGGCTCCTAAATGGGAAAAAGAAAGTTTGGCTAACTCTCTTATTGATGTCATTAAAGGTAAAACTGCAAAAAGAGGATTTACCAAATTATTAGGAATTAGTAAAATTCCTGCATCTTATGAAAAACACCTATCCGCAGTAAAGGCACCTTTAACCAAAGAAGCGTGGGACCGTATTGTATTAAAAACACAAATTCTAAAAGAATTGACTCCG